GACAATAAGAATTCCATCTTGTTCCCAGGTGTGCTTCAATAAGTTGGTCATTGTTTCATTCATATCGTCTTTAATAATAATCATCAATGTGTCGCTCTTTGTAAGAACTTCCTCTAAATTAAAGAGGTCATCAATTATTTCCTGAATGTTCTGAGGACGTAGCGTTTTTGCTAAATAGTATCGGATGTAAATTTTGTTCTTCCTCTTCGTAGAAGGGTCTTCCTCCTTTTTCTCTAAAAGCATATCTAACTGCTTATTTTGAAGCATGGAATTTACCTCATTAATACTAAAATTTGAATAATCCTCGGTTGCATAATTTTGTTTTGTCATAAGTTCTAAAACTGTCTTTCTAGACTTGTATACAATTGATACCAATCCACTTGAGTTCTGTGTCGCCATTATATTTATACAACACATTATCTTTAATATTTTCATTCAATTTTTTATTTATTATCAAAACACAATAAATAAAAATTAAATTTAAATTACTGGGTTTCTAGTCTACGCAATATAATTAAATTTTAATCTGTTTTGTTTCACTGGAGGATGAATCAGAGTCTGTGTTAAATGATACAGATTTTACTTCTCCTCCCTTTTTCTCGGAAGTTGACGATGAATCCTCGTCATCTGACTTTTTCTCTTCAGGGACTTTTAATATAGAGGTAACATCTTGAGGTTCTGATTTGGATGAAATCGGGTTTGTTGCGACTGGCTCCTCGTTTGCTTGTTTGTCCTTATTTGCATTCTTTTCAGCAACCATTTTCATTAACATTATTTTATCTCTTTCTGGAAGCGTGTCAAACTGTGTCTTTACTTCTTCATTTTTTAATTTTATGCCTTGAATTGGTGGAGGTTCTGTTGGACTGTGTGGTGAGTATTGAGGACTAGCGTTTGGATCATATGCAGGACTATCATTGGGGTTATATTGAGGGCTATTTGGGTTGTAAGCCGGACTATCGTTTGGATCATAACCTGGACTCGCATTTGGATCGTAAGCTGGACTAGTTGGATTATATGGGGGGCTCGCATTTGGATCGTAAGCTGGGCTTGCTGAAGCATAAGAAACACCATCATCAGACGCGCGCTCTGGAGCAAATTCTGGTGAAGGAGTAGGAAGTCTACGCGACGCGGGCTGCTGTTGGATCTTTTGAACGCTTTGAAGATATCCAGAAATTGCTACACCAAGTTTTTTATCGTCTGTCTTTAATAATTTATTAAGATTGTCTGAATATGACATGTTCATTAATTGATCTATATTATCCTCTGTAATAATTCGCATTTGTATATTCATCGTTTGTAATTCATGTATCAAAAGTTTTAATGCATATGGAACGCGTACAACGCTAAAAGAACGACCAAATCTACTAATATTATCAATGTTTGTTTTTCCGTCTAGCGTTGTAGAGAATTTAATTGGTCCATCGGCAAATGGACTCAAGAACAAATTTAACGACTCGTTGTAAATTGCAATGCAACCAGTTTTATTGCACACCGCCATGTAATACTCGTCACCACGAACCATAAAAGATTCATTCAAAAATGCCGACGCACCGTGAGCCAAGACACCGTCGCGCTCCATTTCACCAATGCGAAGACCACCATCATTGGCTCGGCCTTGAACAGGTTGTCTGGTAAGCATTGTATTAGGACCTCTGGCGCGATAATTAATCTTGTCTTTTACCATGTGTTTCAAACGCATGTAATAAGTTGGCCCAACATAAATGTCCGAATAAATTTGTTCACCAGTCATGCCGTTATATAAAACCTGGTTTCCACTAGAATGAAATCCTGCGTTTACTAACATGGAACCATACACACCAACGTGCGGGCCTTTGGTTTGAAATGCAGTGCAATCTCCAAACCCACCATATGCAAGACATGCTTTCCCAAATAGACTTTCTACTAATTGCCCAATAGTCATGCGAGATGGAAGCGCATGTGGATTAATAATTAAATCGGGACGAATGCCATCACTTGTGAAAGGCATGTCTTCTTCAGGAATAATTAGTCCAAGTGTTCCCTTTTGACCGGCTCTAGAAGCCATTTTATCACCAATGGCTGGAATGCGCTCTTCACGAATGCGAATCTTTGCAATGCGAGTTCCTTCTTCCCCCTCTGTAATAAATGATTTGTCAACGTATCCAAGCTGTCCTTTTTTGGGGAAAACGGAAGAGTCAATAACCATATCGGAATCAATTGAATTAGATGTAACTTTTCCAATGACGACAGTTTTATCATCCAAAGGAGTGTCTTCTTTTATTAAACCCCATTTATCTAGTTTACTGTAATCGTATCCAGGCTTCAATCCAGTTACATTTTTGGTTTGAACATCGGCAAAATAAGAGTTTGAAGTAGAACCGGAAATTTTTGAAGTTTCTTCTCTCGCCTCATACATTGAATAATAAGTGGTTCTGAAGATTCCGCGAGCAACTGATCCTGCATTAATTAAAATGGCGTCTTCCACATTATACCCAGTGTAAGACATAATTGCCACAATAGCATTCACTCCATATGGCATTTCTTCTTTATTTACATATTCCAAGTATTTTGATTTTAATAATGGTATTTGACCAGAGTTCAAAATAACACCCATCTTATCAATACGCGATTGAAAATTGGAATGGTATACAGAAACAGCTTGCTTGCTTTGACCACAAGAGAATGAGTTACGAGGCAATGGGTTGTTTTCAGGATAAATAATCAGATTTCCCATAACGCCTAATATGAGAGAAGGATCAATTTCAATGTGAGTATAAAAATTATTCTTTTTAAGATCGTCCGGCTTTGTTGCCACTAGCAAACCCTCTTCCTCCGATGTGTCTACATATTCAATCACTGATTTGTCCTTCTCAAACTCTTTTTCAATATTTTCCAAACTTTTAAGATCAGGATATAATTCATCAATGTCATAAATGGTGTTATTTTTTATGCTAAAGTTTTCAACTGATTTTTTATGAAATCCACTGACAGCTTCTTCCCATGTGTAATTGTTATCGTTGATTTTTTCAACAATGTCTTTTCTATCGTAACTAATTTTATTTGTAGTTTTATCAATATAATATATTGGTCTACTCAATCTACCGGAATCGGTGTATATAAAAATTTCGTTATTTTCATAATTAAATGATATGCTATTGAAAGCGGGAATTAAACCATTGCGTCTAAACATCTTAAACGTTGCGACGGTTTCTATGGGATTATCAATCGCACCAATCCATACACCATTTACAAAAATCTTTGTCATATTTCCTAGCATTTTAGATGAGCATTCTTGTAATATTCGCATAGTTGTTTTTGCACGCAACCATTTAATCATTGGCACAGATGAAGCACCACTTGTTACAAATGTGCTTATTGCCATATGTTTATGCAATCCAATATTTCCACCGTCTGGAGTGTCCACTGGATCAATGTAACCCCACTGACTAGAATGAAGTAAACGGGGCCCAACAACCTTTGCGCTTGCATCTAATGGTAAGTTAAATTTGCGAAGCTGAGAGATAAAAGTATTCCAAGACAAACGGTTTAAATCTTGGACAACGCCAACTCGTTTTGTGTGCTCTTCGGCTCCCCAGTTTCCTTTAAATGCTTTTCTAAAACCTGTTTCTAAGATTCTCTCTTTGAAAAAGTCGCGATAGTTGTTTTCAACAAGTTCTGGAAAATTTTTTCCAGAATACTTGCCTTTGTGATAGTAATGCTCGTTGTCTATTTTAAGAGCAATATCTCTCTTTTGAATCAAATAGTATTCTCTAAAAAGATCGTAAATGAGTGAACCTGAAAGCTCAATTCTTTTGAATCGGAAGTTGTCGCGGTCTGTTGGTTTGTCCTCCTTTGTAAATACGCGCAACATGCGATTCACCATGTAACCAACAAAATACGCCTTTTCCAAAAAATTTTGCTCACCAATGTGCGGCAAAAAGTAATTCATTAGAATATCTAATGTTCCCGTAATAGTTCTACGTTTTGTAAAAGAAGCAATATATCTAAGCGCTGTTTCTTGGTTAAAAATCTTGTTAGCATCATGCACTGAAGGTATGAATAAATCAATATAAGACTCGTTTTTATCCAAGTCTAATAAACAATATTCAATAATGTTTTTATCAGAAACAACTCCTAATGCTCTCATTAAAATGAATAAAGGAACCGGTTTTCTAACGTTTGGAACTAAGACAACAATTTGATTATTTGAAAGCCTTGTGCTGGGAGCAACAATTTTAACCGCGGATGTGCGAACAGGTTTTGATGCGTCTTCACTCACAGATCTTATTTCAGCGGAGTGACTATATGTATCATCAGGTTTATTTGCGCGAATGTAAAGCATATTATCTGCAAACTTTTCTTGACAAACTATGGATTTTTCTTTTCCGTCAATAATAAAATATCCACCATAGTCGTTCTTGCATTCACCCATATTAAAACGCGCATCTCTCGCCAAAGAGTTTAAGATACATAATTTAGATTGAAGCATAATGGGAAAACGTCCTAGATATATTTGTTCTAATGTTTTTGTTAAAACTGTTTTTTCGCCATCTACGTAGTATATGTAATCAACCTCAACGTCATAATGAACTGTAACACCATATGTCATATTTCGTAATCTTGCATCATTTGGATACATATAATGCGCGTAATTGTCATCGTAAATTACAGGTTTTCCAAAATAAATCTTTGACCCATTTTTTCCACCTAAATATAATAAGCTTTCGTTGCGAGTGTCTACACCTTCTTCTTCTCTTTCAATAAACCTTATAGGATTGTTTTCGCGAAAAATGTTATTTATCCCACCATCAAAAAAATCATTGTAAGATTCTAAATGATGAGCTACTAAATTGTGTGGATTGTCTTTGAAATATTTATCTATTAATTTCCATGATATATTTTCCATTTGTTTAATATAATATAGTTAGTCATATTTTTTTTATAATATTATTTGCATTAATAATAATATATTATAGTTTTGATTTTGATTTTGATTTTGGTTTTGATCTTGGTTTTGATTTTGATTTTGATTTTGATTTTGATTTTGGTTTTGGTTTTTTCCTCTATTTGTTTGGTCTTCTTGATGTATTTTTTGATGATTTTTCCCTAAGTCTTATAGTTTTGGCGCGTTTATATGATTTTGTTGTTTTAAATAAAGTCCAAGGTTGCGAAGGTCTATCCATCAAATAAGGTTTTAAATATGCCCATTGTCTGCGTTTATTGCAAAATTCCTCTGCGTTAAATGCTGTTCCACATGAAGCTCCATAACGAGCCATAAATGACATATTTTTTCCCATTTCTGTATTTGCAGCAGTTCCGTCAAGAGCTCCTCTTGGTTGATAAGGTTTGGGTCTGCTAGGGTCAGACATATATTCGCGCGCATCTAATTCATAATGCGAACAAACCGTTCTTGAACAAGGGTTTTCCTTTTCTAAATATACATCATAATGGTCTCCAATTAACTTTAACGCAAGGTCAATGTCTAATTTCCCCTTATTTTCCTCCATTAAATCTCCGAGACGGACGCGACGCGCACCTTGATGTCTTCTAGTGTCATCAAATCCAGTGTCTACGCATTCTTTATTGCGAATTTTAGGATCATACGCGGCATTGAACCCAATAAAAAAACCATTCTTTGTTCTCTCAACGTTGTGATACTTTAAACCCAATTCAAGACGCAAAATCTCGTTTGTATTTGTGTCGCCAAACAACCAAGAGTTTGCATAATCGCCTGAATTTTCATGTAAAAGTATTTTAACATAATCGTCCATGGTATCGCCATATTGCATAGCTTTTCTAATACGGAATCCTATTGGGAAGTTGTTTTCATACGCGTTAAAACCACCAATTGTAGTCTCAGTGCCAATAATTCCTGCAGCAGTAACAAAAAAATCTGTTCCACTCCAA